CAATCAGAATCCCGACGACGGCCCGGTGTGGGAGGTGCCGGATGACATCGACGAGGACTATCTCGCCCAGATGGAAGGCGAACACCGGATCAAAAAGGGCGGCAAGTGGCTCTGGGAGCGGATCGGCAGCCGACCGAATCACTTGTTAGATTGTGAGGCAATGCAAGTCGCTGCCGCGACTATGCTCAAGATCGTGGGCCGTGAGGCGGCGGGCAATGCCCCGGTTGACACTCCGGACGAGGCACCATGAAAATCCGCATCATCCTGACAGTGTTATTCGCCGTGTTCGTGTCTGCCTGCTCCGCGCCGCCGCCGGTCACCGGCACCTTCACAACCAAGGATGGCCAGATCCGAGTCCATCCGGACGGCCGCTTTGAAATCATCGTCGAACCCCGCACCTCGAAGTAAGCCATGCCAACCCAATCATTTACCGACTGGTTCAACGCTCAGGGCATCCGGCATTTTTCGGCTACCGAGTTCACCAGCTACTTCGCGGCGCAGCGAAACGGCGTCAAGAACAGCCAGCCTGCCCAAGCGATCTGGAAGCGGATCCTGCCGACGCTGCGGGTCGTTGACGAACTCCGCGCCTCGTTTGGCAAACCATGCAGAATCCTCAGTTCCTACCGCTCGCCAGCGTACAACAAAGCGGTGGGCGGTGCCCCTTTGAGCCTGCACCTCGGATTCAACGCGCTCGACATCGCGTTCGAAGGCGTGGACCCGCAGCGGGTCTATGATCGTCTCGTCGAATGGCGCAAGGCCGGGAAGTTCACCGGCGGGCTCGGGCTCTATCAATCGTCCGGCTTTGTCCACATCGACACACGCGGCAGCAATGCCACTTGGAAAGGAAACTGATACCATGGCCCGAGGACTCTTCATTACCGGATTCACCGTCAGCGAGGTTCTCGCCATCCAAGCGAAGGCGAAGGAACTACTGCTGGAAGGCAAGACGATTATGAACTGGAACGACGCGGAAACGTCGGTGTCCAAGCAGTTCACCATGCCCGTTGACCAAGTGCTTGAGGAATGCGCCCATGCGCTGCGGGTGCTCGATCCTGCCACCTATGGTCGTCCCCGCATCGCCGCCGCATCATACATCTCTGGATACCTGCCGAAATGAGCCGATTCAAATCCATCGCCAAGCTGTTACTGCCGCCGGTCCTTGCTCCCAAGGCGTGGGGGTCACCCTATGAGGCTGCCAACTGGTCGCCCCGCCGTGGTTCGGTGCCGGGTGCCTCGCCCACCGATTCACGCAACGAACTCACCCCAGGTGTCCGCACCGAGTTGGTCCGCAAAGCTCGCTACCTTCATAAGAATAGCGGATTCGTTAGGGAACTGGTCGCCAACATGGCAATCTATTCGACTGGCGACGGCATCCGAGTCCAAGCGCAATCTGCCAAGCCGGATTGGAACCGCGCCGCCGAAGCGTATTTCGCCCTCTGGTCGGCACGGTGCGAGGTGACACGGCGGTTCTCATTCCAGGAATGCCAGTCGCTCGTCTGCCGGGGCATGGACATTGACGGCGAGTACTTCATCCACAAGACCCGTGACGGCGACGGCGAGCCGCGCATCCAGTTGATCGAGTCTCACCGGATCGGCGACGAATTCGGCTCCAAGGAGACCATCGACGGCGTGGGTCTCGACGCTTGGGGCGCACCGATCTTCTACCGGGTGCTTGAGGATGGTGGCAAAGCCCGCGATCTCCCAGCCGAGGCGGTCCTTCACGTTCACGAACCAGAGTGGGCCGGCGGTGTTCGGTCGCATCCCACGATCCAGCATTCGATCAACCATGTTCTCGATGAAATGGAGTTGCTCGCCCTGGAGAAACACGCGGTCAAGGACAACGCCGACGTGTCTCGCATCCTCAAGACCGCCCGTGGCGAACTGGACGACAACGGGGATTTCGTGGTTGGTGGTGCGGCTGGCGGTTCGGAATCCAGCGACCCGGTGTCCCTGCAACGCATCGTCGGCGGCAAGCTGGTTGCCCTCAAGCCGGACGAATCGTTAGACAGTTTTCAATCCAACCGCCCAAGTCCCACCTTCACCGGATTTTTGGAACACCTGCGGCGCGATGCTGCCCTCGGAGTGATCCCGTTCGAGTTCGCGGCGGATTCTAGCAAGATCGGCGGCGCGGGCGTTAGACTCATCGTTGCCAAGGCCGACCGTCGGTTCTCATTCCGCCAGATGATCTTGGAACGCCGCCTCATTCAGCCGGTATGGGCCTATGTCATTGGCGACGCCATCAATCGCGGACTGCTGCCACCCATTGCGGGGTGGTGGAAGATCAGCTCGGTACCACCAAAGCGTGTGACAGTCGATGCCGGTCGCGAAGCCCAACAGAATCGGGCCGACGTGGAGATGGGTCTCAAGACTCTATCCGATCACTACGCCGAGCTTGGTGCAGACTTCGGCGAGGAGATTGAACGCCGCGCCACCGACGCGAAGATGATTTTGGAAACTGCCCTGAAATACGGCGTGCCGGTGGACATGCTGTGGAAGCCGTCGGGTGGGACCATGTCCAAAGTCGATCCAAGTATCGAGGTTTCCAAGCGTCCGCCGTGATTGAGGCAGAATTGCCCGAATTAATCTTGCTTGTCATCCAGTGTCCCGCAAATATTGCTCGGAATCTTCCAGACTAATTTCAATTGCGAGACAATGATCATCAACATGAAGTGCCATCGAATCTGCATAGCCCTGTTTTGGTTACTGAGCCTTGTTCCCTCTCTTGAGGGGGCCACAAGCCTGAAGATCCTGCTCGTTGAGCGCTCCGGCCAGTCTGAGATCGTGCCGCTTGATGACCCATCCAAGAGGACTGCGGTCAGGAACATGGGATTCGAGGACAAGAAGTTCTTTGAGCCGCAGCTTGCCCGTGGAAGCGACGGAACGATCTACGTAACAAGTAAGAACTACTACTCCTTCCAAACTACAGCGGGGATCTACACCTACAATCCGGCACAGAACGCGGCGACACTTCTGGTGCGCGACCCGGCCGGCTATCCTTATGACGGTATCAACGGGTTGGCGTTCGCCAACAACAGGGTGTATTGGAACAACTTCCGCACGAGCCGCATCTATTCCGCAAGGCCAGATGGGTCGGATCTCGGTATCATTACTGGCGTCGCCGCCGGGAGCCTCGCCGCAACATCCGACTTTTTCTACTGGGGGCGCGGCGGCAGCTACCTGCCAGACCGCGGAATCTGGCGGATGAACATGGCAACCGGAGTGCAAGAGGAGGTCATAAATCTGTACAGCCTCTACGACACTTTCGCCGATGGCATACAGAGTCCACGGTCAGTCTACGTTGCCCGGGACGAGCTATTCTGGATCAATCAGAATGGCACCCTTTATTCCACAGATCTTTCCAGATCATCGCCAGCGATGCCAAAGGTTCTCGCAACGAATATCTCCGACATCGACATCTATGGTGATCGCATTTACTATGTCTCCACGGTGAATGTGGGATCGATGGATCTTCAGGGGGGGAATAATCAGGTCCTCTTTGCAACAGCGCTCGCCGCTCCTCGGGTCGGCATGAAAATCCTTGTGATTCCTGAGCCATCCACCGTTCTTCTGGTCCTTCTGGGCTCCACGTTCGCGGCACTACGGAGGAGTAGGTAGCCCCCCAGTTCATCCCGATTTGGCACTCGGCGGCAGCATTGGCTGAAACCAAACGGTCTGTCCTGTCGCACCGCAGCGGCAATCCCGATGAGTTGATGAGACTTTCTCCTGCCTGAACTCGATAGGCAGCCCGCGTTGACACCGCCGCCAGGGCGTGAATCCACTACTACTTCCCGGTGATTGGCTTATCCAGCCCGAAGCCCTGCGCTCGATGGCGCTGGCAGTCCGTGCCTACAATGAACGCGGTGGCCCATTGCCGCAGTCTCGTCCGCAAAGCCCGCTGCTCGCCGTCGATAACGGTATTGGCACCGTGTCCATTGACGGACCAATCCTCCGCAAGCCAAGCCTCTTCGCGCGCGTGCTGATGGGTGCCACGGGTTCCGAGGAAATCGGTGCAGCTTTGACCGAGGCAGGCCAGCGTGACGACATCAAGGCGGTGTTCCTCGACATCGACTCGCCAGGCGGCACCGTGGCCGGCACTCCAGAACTTGCTGCCGCCGTTAAATCGCTCAACAAGCAGAAGCCGGTCTATGCGTTTTCGTCCGGCCTGATGTGTTCGGCAGCCTACTGGATCGCCTCCCAAGCCCGCGCTATCTATGCCACTCCATCTGCCCAGGTCGGCTCCATCGGTGTCGTGCAGGCCGTGATTGATGATTCCGCTGCCCTCGCCAATGAAGGGATCAAAGTGGAAGTGTTCGCGGTCGGCAAATACAAGGCGATGGGAGCACCCGGCACGCCTCTAACCGACGACCAGCGGGATTTGATCAACGCCAACCTCGCCGAGATCGCCGGGGAGTTTCATGCGGCGGTTCTTGCGGAGGGGCGCTCGATCCCAGCCGACGCGATGGAAGGTCAAACTTTCAGCGGCAAACAGGCCCAACGGTTTAACCTTGCGGGGATGGTTCCCAACCGCGCCGAAGCCATGCGCCTCCTGCGGGTTTATCACGCGGCGGTTGACACGCAATCCCGTGCCATGACTGCAATCGAAGACCAACTCGCCCAAGCACTCGCCCAGGTTTCCAACCTCCACCGCGACCTCCAAGCCCAGACCGACCTCCTCACCGAATCGTCTGCCGAACAGGATTCGCTGCGCGGGCAACTCGCACTACTCACTGCCGAGATCGACACGCTCAATGCCGAGCGCGACACCGCAACTGGCAATGCCACCGCTCTGCAAACCCGCATCACCGAACTCCAGACTGCTCAAGCGGATTTCGACACCCGCGTCCAGACCGAAGTTGCCCGCGTCGTCGCCTCCACCGGCACCACACTCCCGGCCCGCGTCACTCCAGCCGGTGATGCCACCCAGGCTGCCGAACTCCACGCGCAGTTCGCCGCCATCACCGATCCAGCCGCCCAGACCGTCTTCTGGCGCAAGCTCACCCCCGAACAACAAGCCCTCATCCTCAAGCACCAAGCCTGATCTCGCCAAAACTCCAATCCCAAGCCTAACACACCATGCCTAACACCCTCACCAACGTCAAAGACATCAAGGTCGCCCAGAAGGCTCTCATGCCCTTCACCGCGAACCTGATG